TTGGCTGTTCCGGGCTGACCAAGATACAAGTTCTGCCATCGCCGCCTTGGGGTCGTCCATTTCGGTAATGTTTCCTAACTCCTGACTCAGTCTCGGGTCGTCTTGTCTGGCCTGTCGTATCAGCTTTTGATTTTGTTTCTCCTGACGGAACTGATTTTTCTGTTGTTTAAAAATAAAGTCTTCCCTTTTACGTTTTCTTCGATCCTCTCGGTGTTTAATATTGGCCTCAAGTAAAGGATTAAGGTCGCGGCGGTATGCATCAGTAAACCTTTCCATATCTTCCGGGTCCATCCCTCCCACACCAAAGAAACTTCTTCTAAGGGGTTTAATATCTTGATCAAATGATATTATGGCAGCCATATTTTTGTGGGTTTAAACTGTATTATTTATTTTGTATAGGAAAAATTAGCTAACAAAGCCCCCAGCCGAACGACGGATATTACTAGAACGATTGGCTTCCCTGATTGCTCTCTTCCTGTCCGCGGAACTCAGTTGTCCTTCGATTTTTCCTTTCTTTTTCTCAGGCAAAGGCAGACCTCTTTCTATCCTGTAGTTCATCTCGGCTAACTCCCGTTGTTTCATCAGGGCAGCCCTTCGGGGGTTATTGTAACGCATTTTATTGTCTTTAATTTCTTGAAACTTATCATAAGCATCTTCTGGGGTAATTTCTCCTTTTTTTACTTGTGACGCTAACCGAGACCTAATTCGTGAGTCGGGAGCAAGTCTCTTAGAGGGTTTAGACAACGCAGTAAAAGTTCCGGGTGCGACCCTTTTTGAAGCCCGGTCTGATTGCATCTGGTAAAGTTCTGCGAGTCCTCCACTTCCTTGGACTCCAGTGAAACCTGCCGCTCTGGCCTCTGCCGCTTTTTCAGCATACTTTCTAGAACTAAGTTGGGGTCGTCCGTCGTCATACCTCCCTATGTTGGGTTGTTGGTATGGCTGCCTACCTGCCGCGACAGCCTTCTCCCCAGCGGCTCTAACTTGCTGTATCTTTGCAGCTTTCGCGTAAGCAGGGTTCTCTATAAAGTCATCTATACGACTTGCAGTAACTCCAGCCTGTTGTGCTTGCATAGACGCTCGTGCGATAGCATCCTCTCTGTCGTTCCCCGGACTCATCTCCATCGCTTTCATCAGGGACGCAGCGGCTTTTTGTCGTGCAAAAAGTTGTTCTTTATTTTTTGGCTTCTTATACTCAGGTGGAGTATTACCACGGGCAGCGGCTGTGAAACTTCCAAACGACTGAGAAAGGTCTTCGGTTTTTGGTGTGGTGGGTTTAGTTACAGCATCCTTGAGGGGGTTATCCGAGAGGGTAGTAGGTTTAGTTACAGCATCCTTGAGGGGGTTGTCTGAGAGGGTAGTAGGTTTAGTTACAGCATCCTTGGGCCTAGCGGGGGTGTCTGTATTACTACCGCCTACTCCCTGTGGGCGAGCTTGGTCTACGCTCTGCTCGCGGTTTTGTCTGCGGTTTTGCTTGCGGTTTTGCTTGCGGTTTTGCTTGCGGTTTTGCTCGCGGTTTTGCTCGCGGTTTTCGTTGTTTCTCGAGGACATAGTTACCAGAGGTGTTTGCAAGCCCAGTAACGGGCCGTGGTTTTATCTTTAGCGGTTTTGCAGTTGTGCCGTGACCGGAAATTTGCTCTGCGCTTAGAGTCCTTATGTTGTCTGAAATCTTGGTAATCTCGGTGACCGTAAGATACTTTACGGATTTTGTCACCCTCCTTACCGAGGACAACAAACTTTTTCTTAGAAGATTTAGGGGCACGTTTTGGTTTGTTGAAACCGGGGAAACGCTCGCCCATATACTTGATGCCCCCACCGGGAAGCCTCTTAAAGCGTTTGGCAGCCATAAATATCTTCTATTATACCAGAGAATGTGGTTCGTGCCATATTATAATTTCCACAAAAACTGATATAATACACCACCCCCTTTTTAAAACTCGTGCATTAGGGTGGTTACCCTGTTTATGTAAACAAGGTAACCAGTACAAAATAAGAACTTTTTATAGTAGGGGGGTGGGACATAGCTAGGACAGGGAGCCTTCTGAGTTATCAAGAGACCCGCGCAGACTTTTGATCGTCTTCCTCTGAGGAACCCTGAACCCTGAACCCTCTGCCTTCTCTACTGGTTCCACAGCCACGAGTCCCATACGCTGACGGGCGCAGTCGAGAGCCAAGAAAGCCGCATCAGCCAAGTCAGGGCTTCGACCCATCCTCGATTTATAATCGACCTTGGATTCAATCTTCACTTTCAAGGTTCCAGATTTCACCAGTTCATAGTTCCGGGCACAGATCTCCTTGCCCAGATCAGCGTCGACCCCGCGCAGTTGTCTCGTTCTCATCAACTCCTTGCCCACGAACCAGAGTTCAGATACACGGTTCGTGTAAAGGTCTACCCCTGTCAGCTTGCTGTTCGCCCCTACGCGCTTGTCGGACGGCTTCCCACCAAAGGAGACCCTGAGAAACCCACTAGACCACTCACCAGCCAGAACATCGCAGAAAGGCGCACCAGCACCTGTGGCATCAACTGCGAGGTTATCCGCACTAACTTTATGTTTCTTACACAACTCAATGACCTTGGTCACGATCTGGTATGTTCTTGGGATTGCCTTGTTCGAAGCGTCATCGCGGATCATAAACGATTCGCCGAATTCGATACAGTAATCGCCATCATTGGTATATCCCACTTTCGCCAGATATAACACAGTTCGGTCACCTCCGTTAGTGAAAGCTGGGTCAAGTCCAGCAACCACCATAGGCTTACCTTGCCAGTCGGCTTTCTGTGTCGCACCGTGTCGGACGAGTTCTTGCTCACTATAAATAGTCTCATCCTCATCCCCGTCGAAGAAGACAGCACGGACCATTCGCATATAAGCACGGGACTCCTCACCCAGAATAGCCTTGTCTTCATCCAGTTTCTCCTGCGTGGGCAGGAACGGATACTTATCGAACCCTGCATCCAGATTCGGGGACCGTTCACCATCTAACCTGATGTAGCTGCCTCCCCACTTGGTTTTCCAAGAGTCGTCTGTCTGGGTAGCCACGGAATCCCACCCATCTTTTGGTTCAGACCAGACTCCAAATGCATCGAAGCGGGATGCAGGGTTCGACATCCCAATGATCCTAAGTTCAGGGTTCTTGGACAAGTTAGATAGACCTGCATTTAGAATTGCTTCACTTAGTTCCGAAAGCTCGTCGCCAATAAGGATGACTTGCTTCTGTTTAATACCAATAAATTTACCGACAGCTTCACGGGTCTTTGATTTCTCAGCCGCGATCAACGACAAACCGGCTCTCTCGAACAGGGTTCCATTTTCGTTAACATATGCGATATTGCCAATGGAGTCGCGAATCTTACAGGGTGCGCCTTCGATGACCGACATGAGTGAGATGATCGAACCCCAAATACGCTTTCTAGCTTCTCTTAGGGTTGTCGAAGTTATTAGAACTAGAGTCTCGTGTGGCCTAGCTAACCAGCAGATAATACCAAAGGCAGCCATACTGTGGCTTTTACTAGAACTTGCAGCACCCCCGATTGCGACGTATTTGTTTTTAAGAGCTTCCCTGACCATCAACTCGGCCCAAGGGTGCTTAACCATTAGCGGCTCTGGTAAATCTGAGTTGTTCCATAGCTCATCACAGATTCTCCAGAAATAATATTCCCTATCACGAACTTTAGTATGGTGAGCGAAACCCACCAAAAGCCCCGTAATAATAGTAGACGGTGGGATGGTAAACGAGCCTACCCTCATCATCTTCGTTTTGGGATCAATGACTGGCTCTAGTTTGTTAGTTCTTTTCTTAGCCATAAACAACTCAGTATAGATATGTCAGGTAACTCAAGAAACCAGAAGCAAAAAGATCAGCTAAAGAGGATGGCTCTTGATATGTATAATGACGGTATGCCACAAGTCCGCATTGCACAAGAGATTGGTATCGGCGATTCAACGCTCCGTCGATGGCTGCGGGAGATGAAAATCCCGCCAAAAAGGCACAGGCATGAGCCTAACAAAGTTACTGAAGTAAAAGATAGGGTTCAGGATGCGTTGGAAGAAAACCTTTCCTCGACGATCAAAGACGCCATCAAGATTGAGAAAAGCAGGTTACGCGCCGAAGAAGACAAGGCGATCATGGAACACGCTGAAGTCCAGACAACCCCCGCAGAAAAATATCAAAGCTACGTCACAGCGAGCGCGGTCAAGCTGATGCGCGACAGCCTCAAGTTGATCCGACCTGCGAAGACAATACGCGAGCTAGACCAACTAGACCAAATCATTCGGCGGAACTTTGGGTTGGACGCCAAGGGCGGGGCTGCTGGGAGCAAGTTGTCCATCGACGTTTCAATATTGACGAACACCAAAACAGCCCTTAATGGTGGTGCGGTTAAAACATCAGGTCATGTCATTGATGTTAGCGATGCCGTTGAAAGCAAAAAAGAAGAACACGATGGAGAACCAGACCAAGATAAAAAATAACGGTGACATGGTCAACTACCCACCCCACTACCGCTCACACCCCTCCGGTGTGGAGGTCATCGAGATCACAGAGCATCTAAACTTTTGTTTAGGTAATGCTGTTAAGTATATCCTACGGGCTGACCACAAGGGGGCGAAACTCGAAGACCTAAAAAAGGCTCAGTGGTATATCACCCGAGAGGTCCGACGCCTTCAGGAAAACCCTCCTGAAAGAACCGAGTTGTAGTCGCGATGAATACCACCTACTCTCAGATGATCGTCGGCGTCGACAACGGTGTCGACGGTGGCTTATGCGCGATCTCAAGATGCCGAGGCTGTGTAATCTCCAAGATGGTAATGCCGACGCTGAAGCGGAATGGTAAAAGCGAAGTCGACTTGATGGCTGTGAAGGAGTGGGTAAACGAACTGAACACTGAACCCTGTTTCGTGATTGAGGAACCACTGCACCATGCCAAGAGTTCCCAAGCTGTTCGTTCTATGGCAATAAACTTTGGTAAACTGTTAGGGGCTTGCGAGATGCGTATGTGGGAGGTTAACCCCATAACAGTCAGGGAGTGGCAGAAGGAAATGCTGGGGACTGTCCCCAAGGGGAAAACAAAGGAAGTGGCGAAGGACATAGCAATGATGCTGTGTCCGGGCGAAGACTGGACTCGATCAGAGAGGGCCGTGGTCCCCCACGACGGTATGATCGATGCTTATCTGATTGCTGAGTATTGGAGGAAAAAATCAGCTTTTTCTGATTTAAAGGAAAAAAATAATTGACTCTATTTCGGAAACGTGAGAGTATCCCGCCGAATGAAGCAATTATACCCGAAGCAATTAGAAGCCTTAGATTTTTTTACCAGTAAGATAGATTCAGGGTTCAGTACTCTGGATGCGAGTGCCACCGGCACAGGTAAGACCGTTGTGGCGGCGCACCTCGCGAAGCACTGGGACGGCCCAGTAGCGGTTCTTTGTCCTAAAGCGGTGATACCTTCTTGGGAAAGGGAACTATCCGAGACAGGTATCGAGCCTCTGTTCATTCTCAACTACGAGAAGATACGAGGTGGGCGGACTCCCTACATGACCAAAGTTGGGAAGTCTATTATGAACTGGAAGATTCCAAAGAACACCCTCGTTCTGCTGGATGAAGTCCATAAGTGCAAGGGGCCATACACACAAAATGCCCAGCTGTATATTTCTTTAACGCTCCAAGGTTTTACCACTCACGCCATGTCTGCAACGGCAGCGGAGAACCCTACTGAAATGCGGGGTCTGGGTTTTGCCCTCGGCCTTCATACACTGAACAAATCCAAGGGAGGTAAGCGGTCTTTTTACGGGTGGATGAAACAAAACGGGTGTTTCCTAGACGAGTGGGGTAAATGGGACTTTTGTCGAGCGAGGTCTGGTGTAAACCCCAAACTCACCCAAATGCACGACACTTTATTCCGATCCCAAGAAGCACGGGCTTGTCGATTAAAGACATCAGACTTCCCCGACTCCTTCCGAGAGAACATGGTCTTTTATGAGCCAGTTCAGTTTACGAAAGCAAAGCAGATTGAAAAAGCATTCAAAGAGTTGGACATAACACCCGACATCTTGGCCGACTATATCGAGAACGGCACGGTAGAAAGCTCGGACAACATAGTTCTAGTTAACATACTAAGGGCTAGGCAGTTATCAGAGTCTCTCAAAGCTCCTGACATAGCCGAGATGGCGGAAGATTTAATCCTAGAAGGAAAGAGTGTAGTGGTGTTTGTAAACTTCACCCAGACAGTTGATGCGCTGGTCGAGAGACTTAAATGTCTTAAGATCGATGGAAGACAAAACTCGGCAGAGAGACAGGAAGCTATTGACAGGTTCCAGAAGGACGAAGATAATGCCCTCGTTGTCAACATAGCAGCAGGAGGGACGGGTGTTTCTTTGCATGACGTTCGAGGAGAACGACAGCGTGTATCCATAATCTCCCCCACCTATGTAGCCAAGGACCATCTTCAATGTCTGGGTCGAATCCACAGGAACGGTGCTAAATCGGACGCGATCCAAAAAGTTCTCTACGCCGATAAGACAATAGAAGAGTCGGTTATCAAATCTCTTAAAACTAAAATCAACAACATAGATACATTAAACAATGGCAGATAACGTAAACCACAGCGAACGCGCCCACGCAGAATTTGGACCTAGCGGACTAAAGTATGTCAAGGCTTGCCCCGGCTTCAAAGGAAAAGAAGGAACCTCTGAAGCAGCCGAAAAAGGAACTCGGATACATGAAGCTCTAGAGGTCCATGACCCTAGTGCCCTTCACGACGAAGAAGAGGTAGAGATCTATGAAAAGATCGTCCAGATGGAGTTCGAGTTTATGAAGGAATTTGAGTCAAACAATTAACTAGTTACACTATGATAGTAAATATTCTAAAAAATAACCACACTATTTCAAAACCGTTTAGGTCTATATTAGGAGTAGACACTCTTAAATCTGAAAAAAAAGAAAAGCATACTTTAATGGCCCTCAATTCCCCGAGGCTATCAGAAGTTGCTTGCCTTCTAGTCAACAAGTATAACATAGACTGCATCATTGAGACGGGAACTTTTCTGGGCAGAGGGACCACGAAGTCCTTCGCATTTACTGGGGTGGAAGTTCACTCTTGTGAATCTAACGGAGTCACCTACAAGAAGGCCATAGAGAACATAGGTTACCTGCCCCATGTTTTCCTTAACCACGCGAACTCGACAGAGCGAAAAGATTTACCTGCAAAGTTGGTTGAGAAAATACAAGTCGAAAACGTAGCCAAAGAGCAAAACTGGTTAGCTAAAACCCTACTTGCCAAAAAAGATAAGAGAGTCTTACTCAGCTTGGATTCTGGCGGGGCTATCGGACAAAAAGAAATGACAGTGGCTTTGGATGCCATAAAAGAATATAACAACGTAAGGTGTTTGGTTCTTGATGACCTCCACCAAGTTAAACATAAAGATTCTCCTGATCGGGTACATGAAGAGCTTGGCCTAGATATATACCAAGTCGAGCATCGCTGGGGGTTCACCATAATATAGGACATTATGGAAATAAAAATGCGATACGGAAACCGACCTGCGCTCCGAGACAAGATACTGGAGCTACTTGCCGACGGTAAGGAAAGACATATATCAGAGATTGAGAAAGAACTGGAGTGGCCCACCACAACAAGTATCTCGAAAACACTCATGGAGGTTAAAGAAAAACTTACTATATCTCGTGACTCTAGAAGGCTACGAAGAAAAAAGTTCAACAACGCGAACAAAGGCACTATCTGGTGGTTGGAAAGAAATGGATAAGCACTCAGAAGATATAGGAGGCTGGCTCGACTTGATGGTGTCAAAGGACATTAAGAGCCTTCGGGAGCATTCCGACTCTTTCAAGAGTTGGGATGACGACACACTGAGGCAACTTTATGGTGCATTCTGCAAAGATTTCCACCAGTGCGAATGGAAGAGGGCGACCAAAGACACTATCAGACAATTTGAAAAAACACTAAGAATACAAAACGATGACTGATTACAACGAGATACGTCTAAACATAGAACTAAACTACGGGCTATCCACGTTTGGTACGTGCGATAGATTAACAATAAAAGGAAAAAAAGCTTTACTCGCTGACTACAAAACGGGGGTATCACAGATTGACCACCCGTCCGAGAACTGGCAATCGAAAGCATATACAATCGGTGTGTTTGATAAGTTTCCCGAGATCGACGAGGTGACTTTCGTATTCTACATCCCGTTCTATAACGACACGCCTAACTATACTTTTCATCGCGACGACCTTGCGAAGATTAGAGAAGAGGTAAGCCGGGTAGTCGCTCGAGCCACTTACGTCAGATCCAAGTGGTCATCTGGGTCGCCATCTCTCGAAGAACTGAACCCTAACCAAAACTGTCGGTTCTGCCACTACGAGGATTCGTGTCCTGCACTCGGCGGGATGATTTTAGAGGTGGCCGACAAGTTGGGTTCCTCAGTCCCAGAGATATCTGGTAATGACGACCCCGAGGACTTGGAGGCACTTTGGTCTATCGCCAAGGTTGTGACCAACTGGGCTAACGCCTTTCGAAAGAACCTTGTAGAAAAGGTGAAAGATGGCGACGTATCTCTTCCAAGTCTCCGACTCAAGTCAATGGGCACACCCAAGAAATGCAATGACAACGGGGCACTGGTTTCAGTGGCCCAAGACTTCGGAGTAGACGAAGGAGACATACTGGAGATTGCTAGCATCCCTATCGGTAGGCTCACTAAAAAGATTGAGCAAAAGGCGGATAAGGGTTCAAAGAAAGAAAAAAGAATTGAATTTCTTGACAGCCTCGATAAGGAGTCTATTCTTACGCCGTCCGAGGAGAGGTTCACCTTATCGTGATCGAGTCCCTTTGACCCAACATAACAATAAACAATAAACAATAAACAATAGAAGCTATGTCAACAGAACTAAGCAAACCAAACGAGTCGGGATTCCTGATCTCCGCATCAGACATCGACATTCCACGCATTAACGTAGTCCAGAAGACTTCATCCATCGACGCACCTGTGGGTGCTATCGTCCTCGGCAAAGAGTTCACCTTGTGCGAGGCTGATGAACCTATCCGCGCTGCGGTAATCAACCCCACCAAGGGCTGGAAGGAAGATATACCATACGGCTCAGAAACAATGGCTCGTATGGTTAACACAGAATCCGAAGCGGAAGAACTTAGAAAAGATTCTGAGTTCAAAGTTATTGAGTTCGCTGAACTCACTTTTCTCTTCCGCTCGAGCCAAGAGGAACCTGACCCAGCAGCATTTCCCCTCCCTTTGGGCGACGATTTCTGCGCTCTTGGGAAGATTCATGTCCATAAGGACGCATACAGACAGACATATAAGGTGCTGGCGACTTGGGCCGCAGGAAACCCAGACAAGAGCATTAGCTCAGTCGAATGGGATTTCAAGAGCGGTCTACTCCAGCGAGGTCCGCATAGTTGGTACGCCCCGTCTCTCAAACCGACGGCGGAACCTGTTAAGGAAGATATCGCGAAGTTCATTCAGACTATCTCTTCTTAAATAACCTTATAGAATCCCCCTCTAGGCACAACTGTGCCCAAGAGGGGGATTTTTTTAACTCCTGTAAAATAGACTAGGAAAAGTGAATATGCGTGTGTTCGCCATAGACTTTGAGACCTACTACGATAAAGAGGTCAGCATAACTAAACTAGGGTGGAAAGGATACTTCAACCACCCACAGTTCGATCCATACATGGTTACCGTCTACGCAGAAGATGACGAAGGTAAGTATGAATTTGTAGGCAACCCTAAAGACCTCGATTGGTCTTTTCTTGAAGGTAATATAGCCTTGTCACACAATGCCTCGTTCGACGAGTTGCTCTACCTCGAAGGTCTAGAGAACGGTTGGTGGACTGGTCCTATACCAAAAGAATGGCACTGCACCGCTGACATGGTCGCTTACTGTGGTTATCGACGATCCCTCGCAAACTCGTGCGAAGAGGTGTTGGGTATCACCATATCAAAGGATACCCGCGACAACATGAAAGGTTTGAACTGGAACGAAATGGACGACGATTTCCGAGAGGAAGTATCGGCTTATGCTATCCAAGATAGTGTTCTCTGTCTTCGCCTGTGGGAGAAGGTCTCCCACAAGTGGCCTCAAGTAGAGCGCAATATTAGTAGGATGAACCGCGTTATTCTCCAGCACGGGATTCACGTAGATGTGGCTGGTCTGAAGAAAGCTAAAGAAACTCTGAACGAGCAACTCTTCGATCTTGAGTCAGCCGTGCCGTGGGCAGAAGACTCGTCCATCCTTAGCCGCAAGGCTTTTAACAACAAGTGTCGAGAAGAAGGTATTGAACCACCAGCAAGCCTCGCGATTAACAACCCTGACGCTGATGAATGGGTCCGCAGAAATGGTAAGAAGTATGCTTGGGTGGGGGCGGTGCGTAACTGGAGAAGAATAAATTCACTTAAGAAAAAAGTAGAGGCGATCTGTCTTTCCACAGTAGCCAACCGGAGATGCTATATTGGGACTCTGTATTTCGGAGCGCACACCGGAAGATTCAGCGGGTCTGGCGGGGCATTTAACATCCAGAACCTCCCTAGAGCGGAAATGTTTGGGGTCAATGTTAGGTCGCTATTCCGTGCGCCAGAAGGTAAAGCCTTAGTAGCTGTTGACCTATCTCAAATTGAAGTTAGGACATTAGCTTACCTAGCAGGTGACGACGAGTTGATTAAAGACATTTCACAGAGTGACGACATTTATGAAACCTTTGCGGTTCGCTTTGGGTTATGGGATCGAGCTAAGGGAGTCCTCGAAGAGGAAGACCCCCAGTTGAGGCACAAGGTCAAAGCCATTGTTCTCGGGTGTGGCTATGGTGCTGGGGCTAAAAAGTTCGCGAACTTCGCGGGAATGAGCCTATCGGAATCTTTCGAGGCCGTTAACCTCTATCAAGCCAAGCTACCCAAAGTTGTAGGTCTGTGGATGCGGTATGACAATTCGCTGTATACTGCGTTCCAGACAGTTGGGTCGAAGCGGGAATGGGATCTCACCCTCCCTTCTGGTAGATCCCTGAAGTATTCTAATATCTCTTTTAATATAGATTCTAACGGGAGAAGACACTGCGTTGTTGATCGACTGTATGGTGCGACACGTTCTAAGGCTAGGGTCTGGGGCGGCGTCCTAGCGGAGAACGCTTCCCAAGCTCTAGCTAGAGATATTTTCTCACACCATTTGTTGCGACTGAACGAAGAAGGATTTAAGATCCTCTTCCATGTCCACGACGAAGTCGTCTTGGAAGTCGACAAGAGTGACGCAGATGACATTTTGAAAAGGACGACAGAGATAATGTCCACAGCTCCAGATTGGATTGACCTGCCACTAGAAGCCAAAGGGAAAGTTTTAGACCAATACGAAAAATAATGAGATACATCAGAAACCTTAGAAGCAACGAAGCCAAGAAACTCAGCAACCCAGAGAAGAAAGCTAAAAATGCACAAGCGAAACCTAAGTTTGACTCAAAGGCTGAGTTCAGAGACTGGTGTGCGAATGCAAATACGGACCATCTATTCATTTCTTATTGCGAAGGTGACGCACCGTCACAGAGAATATCGAACAGCAACCCCGTTAATAAGTGTTCTGGTTTTATTGCTGACTACGACGCCCCTTTAGACTGGTCGAGTATCGAGGCTATTGCCAACGCCGCCTTCACCATCGCACCGACTTGGGTGAGCAAAACATTCAGTGGCTACGCTCGTTTTATCTGGAAGTTCGAGGATACCTTGCCAATCGACCCGTCCCTATATGACCCATTCATAAAAGAAGTGGCTCGCGTGATCAAAGCCCCCAAAGCCATCGCAGGGTTTGATGAAGCCAGCTATAAACCTAACCAGTATTTTGAAATAGGCAGTGACTGGATCTTGACAGGAGGTGATGTAAGTAATGACACTGTTAGGGCTGCGCTGATGAAAGCGGCCAGTAATCGGCCTCCAGAGTCGACAGACACAACTATACCGATGGAAGAGATCGCCAAAGAGGTTGAGAACTCATTCCCCGGACGGTGGTTAGGTGACTTCGAGGTGGGTTCTCGCGGACCTCTGTTCTGGATCAACGACGGCGTAGATCGAGAAGGGTGTCAGATCTCGGATGATGGAGTTATCTGTTATTCTGATAGGGGAGGTAAAGGCTTCTTCACATGGCGCGAGATACTTGGCCGAAAGTTCGTAGAGAAATACGAGCAAAAGAAAATGGGCAACCTCCTCGGGGAATACTGGTTCAACGGCAAGTCATTCTTCAAAGTCCTGAATGGGATGTCAGTATCTATACCTAAAGACCAACTGATACTAGAGTTGAGGGCCGCAAACTTTTCGACCAAACCTAAGAAAGGGCAGAACCTCTCAGAGATGGACAATGCAATCTTAGCCATCTCAAACCAGAACCGTGTAGACGAGATTGCTCCTGTAGTCTTCTCGAAGGACAGAATCGTCATACACAACGGACATCGAATCCTTAACAGTGCTTCAATTAGCCCCGTTGAACCCGACGAGGATGGCGACCCTGCTCTATGGCCCTTCATCAACGAGTGGTTGTCTCAGATGTTTTCCACCGCAACAGATTCTTCTGGTAACCCTAGACCCGCTACAGACTATTTGTATGCGTGGCTCAAGAGGTTCTACAACGCGGTTTTGGACAGGCGGTTCTGTCAGGGGCAAGCACTCTTGCTTGTTGGACCAACCAACAAAGGGAAGTCACTCCTATCGAACAAGGTGATCTCGGCTATGGTCGGAGGTCTCGCAGACGCTTCGGATTATTTGTCGGGGCAAACTAAATTTAACAAGGACTTGGCTCGTTTCCCTGCGTGGGTAATTGATGACACTGTGTCAGCCGCTAACTTCTCAGACCAAAGGAAAGCCACTGAACTAATCAAGAGGGCTGTGGCTAACCCGAGAATCGAGTATCACGCTAAGTATGTCGACGCTGTGAACATTCCTTGGACGGGCAGAGTTATAATGTCTCTGAATATGGACGCGAACAGCCTGTCTGTAATCCCCGCGCTCGATTCATCGAACCGCGATAAGCTGTTGGCATTACTTATCAGTGACTCCGCAACTAGCAAGTTCCCACCAAACCACGTAGTGGAGAAGACCATAGACAAGGAGTTACCTCACTTCTGTCGATACATCCTCGACTGGAAAGTGCCCCAAGACATCGAGGTCTATTCGCGGTTTGGTATCGAGAGTTACATTGATGAAGCCATCGCGAGTGCGGCGTATGACAACTCAAGTAGATCCTCTATCGCAGAACTTGTAGAGTTCTTTGCGATCCACCACAGGTCCGCGAGCAGCGCAGTAGAGTGGAAAGGGACTGTGACTCAGTTCCAAGTCCTCGTCCAAGAGTATAACAACGGCAGACACGTTGGTCAGTCTTCTAATCTAGAATTCGTCCGTCGAGGCATGGCTGCTATGGAAGAAGCTTACAAGAGTAACAAAAAGCTACGGCCCGTTAAGTCTATAGGGAGCGGGGGTGGCAAGATCTGGACTGTTGGAGTGGCTGAATGCTACGACATTGCCCAGAATGTCATTGAATCTACGATCTAGCTTTCTTGATAGACCTCTTACGTTTTCTACGGCGTAAGGGGTCTACCCTACGGGGCTTTCCGGCAGGTTGCCCCAGCTTCTTCTTTTGGCTAATCCTGCTCCGCTTCTCAGATGCTGTCATCTCCTTAGAAGTTTTCGGAGTCTCCCGACTCACTCGTTTCGAAGGTCGGCAATACGGAGTCCCTCTTTTTTCACCCTCGCCCCTACCACACGGCTTCCCCGTGCGGACATCCACCCACTTCTCTTTGAACCACCTCTTCAGGTTCACGCCTTCTTTTGTTTTCCTAACTGGAGGCATTGCTATTCCCCCAGTTTTTAGCCCCAACTTTACGACACTTGGCTATAGCCCCGCTAGCGTATGCGGATGGAAACACTTTATAACGCCCTTTTACCTTGTGGTAACAGGCATCTTTCCTAGCTTTCTTTACTTTAGCTCGTCGCGATGTCTTGCCTCGGGGCATGGTTTTAGTATTTTTTAGTGGGTTTACTTTTCTTAGCCTTCTTGATCGTTGCTTTGCGATCTGGTTTTTTGGGTTTGGAGTTGGGGTTGGGGTAGTTCATGTTACCAACTGGTTAGTCTTCGGCGGTTTCGTCTGTTTCTTCTTTTGATGAGTTCAGAACTTTGGACCTAATCTTTTCTAGTGCTTCTTTTTTGGTTAGTTTATTCCCCATGATAGTAAGACTCCCGTCATTTGTAATCTCAGATACAAAATCGCCATATTTATCTACGTGAAATTTTATCCCCAGCCCCTCGGATTTCCCAGAAGCCCATGTGGATAGTGCCACTTCTGCTCCAAGACCCCATTTTGTTTTGATTAGATCATATAATTCGTCCGCTGCGTCGGGTTCTTTTTCTGTCTTGGGTTCTTGTTTGGGAGGAATCACTACATTATCGCGATTATTTTTCTTCGCTATAGACTGGCCTAGTCTCGAATCTAAAGAGACGGTTTTTCCTTTAGAAATAGATTCCTCTACCGCTTGTTGGAAGGTATCGTTTTCTGGCATGTCTTTATTCTATATCGTTGTTTACGTTATTGAGTAGATTACTAATCTTAGACCGGAACTCTGGCATAGTATACGATAAGGAGCCGCCGGGGTCTACTTTCCTTCCGGGCGAAACTTCATCATGGCCGAGGATGTAAGGAACTTGGAAGCAGTCGTATTGATCCCACAACCAAAGCAGCAGCTTTATTAAGCTGTTTTCCTGCTCGTTGGTAAACTTGTAATAGTAACCGGGGGCGATATTTTTGTTTTTCCTTACTTCTAGGCGGCACTTACCTTCAGGGTATGGTTCAGTCCGGTCGAACCAAGCGGTCCTGCGTTTGTCCAAATGACCCGGACATATGACTTCTATGCCGACCACTCTGTTGGAAACGTATGACCCCAAGCCATCATAGTAACTCTTACCCGCGTGGTAACCCCACTGATTCAGCGGGAAGTTTTGCCCTACGTTACCATCCTCGTCGATTACAAAATAGGTGAACCCCTGCCTTGCCTGATAAGACAAAGCGGACTTTAGGCTCTGGTTTTCTCTACCAGCCGTCCAGTGGACGATTGCTCCTTCTGGACCACCGCTCGGATACCTCCCTCTTGTCTTAGACGGGGGGAAATTTGTCTCTGCTTGAGAATACCACAGAGACCGCTGGTTGGATCTTTTACTAGAGCTATTATTTGACGAGGGAGAGTGTTCTCGATCAACTGCCGCAGACTCGCCCAACAATCGGTTGACGACTCTCAGGGCTTTGGCGTGGCTGTCACTTGTCCAATTTTTGAGATGCCACCGGAGCGTATATAGGTCATTCTTGTCCATACGGTTTTCCGGTTAGTAAAGCCATTACATAGCTGTAGTGGGAGTGGAACTTTTGGCCCCGGCCCTTTAAGACACCCTCCTTGAACTGGTAGGATTTACCCTTTATCAGAGTCAGAGTAGGTGGATCGTAAAGTGCGGAGTTGTTCTTCTGCGTCTCGCTTTCTTCTAGCGATGACTTCGATACGCAACTTGTCAGCAGGGGTAGCGTGATCACCGAGACGATAAATTTCATCTTCATATTTATGGATCTCTCGCTGTATCGAGCGCATTTCCCGAAGAGGAAAAACAAACTTGTAGTATGAGGCAACGGCAGATAATGCCGATGTAACTGCTGACAGGACTGCCCCCATCTACTACTTTTTAGCTTTCTGTCGAACGGACCAAATAATACCAATCAGTGTGATAACACTACCAACTGCTTCAAGCATCATAGGCTCATCTAGCGCACCTTTCGACACAAGCAGTCCGCCGCCAAAAGTCAAAATGTGTCTTACTACTCCGAGGATGGATTCTTTATTCATAGTCATTACAAAATGTTCCTAATACTATGACCCGACTGTCCCGAGGGGTCAAGATTAACTTTAGGTTTAGCCATACCACGGTATGCATCTTTTTCCTCGTCGAGGATCATTTTACACATACCCCAATGAAAGTTGGATCTCTCTGTGTCGGAGTTGTCTTCAGCCACCGTCGCTAACAAGGAGTGCTTTACGACATTTATATTAGATAGATTAACTATATCAGTGTTGTCGAGAAGAGGAAAAAACCTTCGCTTCAACAGGAGCGCGATGTGCTTCTGTGTAGCCCGTGAGTTAGCAAAACGGAACCTCCGATATCGGGATACGTCGTTTCCCCGTCCTTTTGCGAGAGTCAGTGTTTCCATATGGTTAAATTAGTGAATTTTGCTGATGGGCTAAATTTAAGGGATCGCGCCGGGACTAGAACTACTAGAACTACTAGGACTGGAGCTAATGTAACTAGAGCTAGAGCTAGAGCTAGTGGAGCTAGAGCTATCAGAACTGGAATCAGAACTGGAATCAGAACTGGAATCAGAACTGGAACTAGAACTAGAACTAGAACTAGAACTAGAACTAGAACTAGAACTAGAACTAGGCTCATCGATTTCTGTTGCTTTTACCTCCACAAAGTCTGGAACCCCATCGAACCGGATAACATCAACAGAGGTAGCTCCGTTGTCATATGTTTCGCTGGTTGACATCGAGGCCGCGCCAGCCAAATCAAATTCGTGTTCTACTTTCGTGCCATCTGAGCGGACGTAAGTAACAAACACAGACCCGTCACTAGGGAGGGTAGTTCTAGGAGATATTGGTTCGACTTTAATCTGGTATCTCTTGGTTGTGTTCAGATCAACCTTGGTGGGGTGTAACCCATCGTCGACGACCCCATATATTTCATCAGGGCTGTTCACAAAACGACCGCTCGTGCGGTAATCCTGCCACCTCGCATTCATATCAACAGGGAAACCGTCAACCACTACAGAGACTACGGACTCAGCTTCATATGGAAGCGCGAAGTAATCGTTCGTAGTCGAGATCGTGTATTCATACATGAGATCTCGCCAGTAACCCATAGAGTAGAGCCTCGGCAAAGCCAAGTTCAAGTAATTGACAAAAGTTTCACCCGGAGGTATGTAAGTTGACAGTGATGTCGATAAAGAAGCGACAGTTTGAGCCATGTCGTAAAGTAGTGTATTAAGATGCAATTTCAATATTAAAAAAGATGACTCTATGCGTAAGATAATTCTAGAAAATAAACTAAGTCTGGGGGATGTAGTGGTTAGCACGGCAGTTTTTCGAGACATCCACAGAAAGTATCCGGGGGAGTTTCAGCTAGACTACCGGGGGACTGCGTCTGAGATATTCGACCACAACCCAAATATTCATAAGTTCGGCCCAACCGAGAAGTCCGAAACAATCACCTTAAAGTATCCAGCGATCCACGAAAGTAACTGGAGGATTAGGCACTTCATAGAAGCTTACCACGAATTTCTTTCAGATAAGCTGAATATGCCCATACCTGTGACGGAGTTCAAGGGGGACATACACTTATCTGATGAGGAGAAACAATGGACAAACCAAGTTCAAAGCATAACAAAATATGAAGTCCCTTTCTGGATCATCGTATCTGGAGGTAAATACGATTTTACCTGCAAGTGGTGGGACAATAAAAAATACCAAAAAGTTGTCGATGACTTGAAAGGGGAGATACTATTTGTCCAAGTCGGGGCTAACGACCACCACCACCCTCCCTTAAAAGGCGCGATTGATTTGCGAGGTAAGACAGACAACCGTCAACTTGTGCGGTTAGTTTACCATAGCTCGGGGGTAGTCTGTCCCGTAACAGGTATTATGCACATGGCTGCGGCGATACCAACTAAAAACAGTGAATTTCCAGCTAGGCCGTGTGTAGTTATTGCTGGGGGTCGCGAACCTGTTTCTTGGGAACATTACCCCAGCCACCAGTTTCTCCATACACAAGGTATGCTTTCCTGTTGCCGATCAGGGGGTTGTTGGAAGTCGAGAGTCGAACCTAGAAATGACGGGTCAGAGCAAGATTCTAGCCTTTGTAGTATGCCTGTAACATCTGGTAGTGGGGTAGCCATCCCGAAGTGCATGGATATGATCACCCCGGACGACGTAGTTATAGCGATCAGGAAATACATTGATGGGGGAGCTTCGCCCACCGTAAATGAGATAATCTGGTCAAATATAAAGCAATACCTTACTTAAGGAGTCCCAGAAGAACCCGCCGGAGAAGAAACAGAACTAGAGGACTTTGGAGATCCGTAACTGCTGCTACTGCTGCTACTGCTGCTACTGCTGCTACTGCTACTCCCCACGCTACCAGAAGTGCTGGGGCTGCCATAAATACCGCCACTAGAACTCATGTCATTTATCTGGATATGCCGAGTTAATAAATTTCTCGTTGTGATTGAACTGGTTCTCTGTCCTATCTGGAAATCTAAGATTTCGGAAACCGCGACGTATCCCGCTTAGTCGAACAAAAACTTTTTTGGGTCTCATAAACAGAGGCAGAGACAAGATTATTTCTTGTCCCTCAACTCTAGCATAACGGACACTACCCGTGTCGCCTATAGCTGAAATCACTTTAACTGAGTCCGGTTCACAGACCTCTAAAAACTTAAAGTCTATGGGGGTCTTACTGAACCTTTTGGTAGGAGATATTTCAACGTGGTCGTCGAATCTGACTTCTGGCATCTCCGCAATAAATAACGCGGTATATCCCGTTTCGTTCCATGAGCATGGGACAATGGCCGTAGACTTAGAACTGCTACTAGAACTAGAACTAGAACTACTACCGCTCCCAAAAATTGGGGCGTCTCTTTGTATGAACAGCCCCATAGGGGCGAAGTCTACGATTGGGTTATCCGGCCACGGCCCTACTTCTAACGGGCCGTAAACGAGATCCGGGTTGGGGATCTGAGTCTCCACCCCAGACAGATTCCCAAAAGATTCTTCGGGGGCACTCGCGTTAACTTGTGAATACTGGAAGTCTTCGGCCATTAATCTACGAGTATACTCCGTTTAGTTGCAATTCTGTGGACTCCACAATAAATAAGTCGAGGCTAGTCTGCCTCACCGTTACATTTATCAAGTAATCACCAACTAAATCAGTCCCGTTAAATCCGGGGGTCGCGGAAAGTGAAGTTGGCTCAAAGACTCTCTCTATGGTTATCCCAGTAGGAGAAGTTGAAGAACCATTGACCACTCCATTTATTGCAACCGTAATAGGGCCGTGTATAGCGGCAGGGAGAGTGTATTGCCTAGCCGACGCTTGTGCCGTTGGTGGGTTCGTACTATATCCCACATATTTGTAGGACACATCTTGTCTCTTCGGTCTGGGTAATAGCGTAGCCGAAGAGAGTATAGAGTCTACTTTTGTCTGAGGGGCTGTAGTTAAAGTCCGCTGTATCTTAGTCTTAAAGGGGCCAGACGACGGAGCAGTGACTGGAAACTCGGCAGTGTTATCTTCAGAATAGTTGCCTGTCGTATCACCATTAGAATTAGTTCCTGTCTGCCAAGCTGCAAGGAAATCGAAAGAAACTGAGTCTAGCCTTTGAGGTATTCCCTCATACTTTTGCGACCCGTAGACAGTCTCAAGATCTCTGTCCGCAATGTTTCCTTCACTGTCCTTGATGGTTTGGTTAATAAGGATATCGTGAAAGTTATTCCCGTGGCGAACTTCGTTGGTGTCTCCGGGCGAATTAGTAACTCCCTCTGTCGTGAGGTCATACCCGGATGGAACGATAGTTTTGGTAACTTTGATGTTACTTTCTAGATTAGCGTCGTATATGTGATCAACAGTTTGAGGAACTACAAATCTTCTTTGGACTGCTATATAAACTCCAGACAGAGGATCACCTACACTTTTAATAGTATCACCTACGAATCCATAGTCTGTGAATACACTGTCAAGGGTTCCCCCAGCGGGTGGGGTTAGACTAGATGGATACTCACTTCTCTTTACAATGTAAGTCCGCGTAAGCTCAGAGCCATCTCGTAATTCGTAGTTGTAGTCGTCTTGGGATGCCCGGTTAGCGGCATAGTAATAACGGTAAAGTTGACCCTCTGCGCTATCCTGCTGCACATAGACAAGCTCATGGTTGGGCCAATTAGTTGTATCTGGGTGGGCTGTCCCGTAAGAAGGTATGTTCTCTTTTACCCTCTGGGTGTCAACCGTCTCATAGAATAATATGTCACCTACATTAGGGCTGACAAAGGTAAGGACTCTCTGCCTTTTCGGGGTAGGCTGGTTTCCAAAATTGATTGGCATATCGACATTAAGGTTGGTAAGAACTCGGCGAACTCATTGAACTCATTGAACTCATTGAACTCATTGAACTCATTGAACTCATTGAACTCATGGGACTCGAAGAACTCATTGAACTCGAAGAACTCATTGGACTCGAAGAACTCGTTGAACTCGAAGAACTCGTTGAGCTAGAGGAACTCGGCGAGCCACCTCCCCCCGCATTTCCGATTATCACGGGGTTGTTGGCCCCATACAAGGTATTTGCTATAGTTAACTTCATTTCTCGTTACATCCAGTTTCCTTCTATTCTATGCGGAGTGCAAGTTCAAATGTGGGTCGTCTGCTCAATCCTGATCAATCGAACGGCCCTCGTATCTCGGGGAATATTTCTCTAGACAGCTCTATTACTTCTTCATTAAAATATTCAAGGTAATCGGGGTCTTTGGAAAACAATTTCCACCTGTCTAGGACACGCATTTTTGATGCCCTGCCGTCTTTGCCTGTATTACTAAATGAACTCCCAAACCCATATCCGGGCACTCTTTCAAATGGCTCTGGTGAAGGGACCAACCCCAGAGAGTTCGCTACTAATACTCTGTAGTCTGGATCGGAAAACCAAGAATTGTAGTTAACCTTAACTACGTCGCCCTTTAGTGCTTCGGTCACCCCTATATACTCTTTAGCATACTCTACCCATATCTTAGACGAATCAGGTGGCCCATTTGTCGGGTCGTCTTCCTTAAAATGTTTTCCATTCTTTCGGTATCTCAACCTACTAGCGAAATTATTGAATGCGTCTCTTAAAATTAGAACCTTCTTTTCACCAGTGTGTAACACATCAACTAATGGCTCGTGGTTGTTGATTAATGGTAAACTCCTATCTTCATAGCTAGTTAGGATCAGGCTCGCTTTTCCTCTACGACATATCCTTTTAGTTGGGAGCCGGTCTGACTTTTTCTTGTCGGAGTAATTCGCGCCTAAACGTACATCGTTTATAAAGAAGGTGTTGCCCTCCGGTAATCGTTCAGCTATCCACGCCAGAACCGCGTGGTTACCGCTTCTTCGTGTTCCTGCAAATTTTATCTTTCTCATACAGGATATGGTAGAGAGAAAAATAACAGGTTCAAGCTAGTTTGAACGGCTGATCGAATCTAAATGTCGCTCAATGGCTGAGAACAATTCAGCCCGTTGTTTTTGTTCCTCTGCCTCAATAGTCCTACGATGGAGGGCATCCTCCTCCAAGAACCCGACTCTGTCTTTGTAGCTAGTCAGTTCACGCTCAATAGATGCGAACCTAGCATCGATCTGATCTTGATACTCACCCCAAAGAAGCCAAGAGCAGACCCCCAAAACAATAGCTAGGCCAAAGTAGTTTACAGCCCACCGAAGCAACTCAGGCTTAACTTCTGATATGGCCTGTGCCCAACTCATCCTGAATCTAGGTTAGGTTACCGACTTATAAGCAATCACTGATCCAGTGTGGACGGTGAAGGACTTGATGTTCCCCAAGATAGTAAAACCAGCGGGGAAATGGACGTTGGAGTCAATGGTGTCTCCATCCAGCGCATCCATCGTAATAGAGGTAAACTTGGTGTTACTGGTGACACACTGAATAGCGCAGTATTCTCCACTGACTGGG